GAATTGGAGATGGCATAACAATGACACTATTAGAACACATCAAAAATATTAACGCTAAGTCTAAAGCATGGATGGCTAAAAATCCAGGTTCATGGGCTGGTATGGTTGTAGAAGATATTAAATTCTGGAACGACCAAGGTATTTTTACTGTTGAAGACTATGAAAGAGATAGTCTTATTACAAGTGTTTATGAAATGCATAAAGAGGCATTTGGTGTAAAAGGTAGACATTACAACTTTAAAGAAATGTCTAATGCAGAGTTAGAAAAAGAATTAAACCTCCTTTGTGATATAGCAAAGCGTGAGGCAGAGATAGAAAAAAGGCAAGAAGAAGATAATCTAAAAGCCTTTGAAAGTAGAATTGATGAAGCACTTTCTCTAGGTGCAGAAAATAGAGAAGCTGCGATAAAATGGATATTGCAAGCAGAGGGACTTGACAAAGAACAAGATTCAGGTTATATTTGTTATACACTTGGTCTTAATTATGACAAAGAACATTTATTTAAAACAAAACACTAACAAAAGGATACATTATGATAATTAATATAGGTGATACAATAGAAGACATGAAAGGCAGACAAGGTGTCATTACCAATATCGGTATTGCAACCGAAGTAAATGATATAGCTGCTGAGAATAATACGAGTTTGAACGCCAAGACTTATGACACAAAACTTGGTTACACAGGTGCAGTTACCTTTGGTTCTAACTGGTGTTATTTTAGTCAGATAGATAAAGTAATAGAAAAAAATGATTTTGAAGAATCAGCAACTGATTGGATAGATGGATAATTATGATGAAATATAACGAAGATAAAATACTTAAAGAAATTGGTGACTATATTAAAGGCACCTACGGACAACACTATGCTCAAGTGAGTAAAGGCACACAAGTGCAAGACCTATTGAGAGATATAGGCATAGATAAAGATTTTTGTCAGGCTAATGCAATTAAATATTTGTGTAGGTTTGGTAAGAAAGATGGTAGGAACAGAAAAGACCTACTTAAAGCAGTACACTATATTGTACTATTGATGAATTCAGAAGACCAAGGAGCAAAAAAATGATTGAAGTCCTGAACCACATTGATGATGTAAAAAAGATTCGTAAGTTAGTTATTGATGGTATGACACAAGACGCCATCAAAGCTTGTGATGTAAGTATCGCCCATAATCAGAAAAAAGTAGAAGAGTTTGAGAAGTGGGCTGAAGAAGAAAGTAAGAAAGATGTGCTTCCAGAGGGGGTAGGATAGTACACGAAGGCTACGATTCGTCAATCCTGGCGCATCCTGGCAGCTTTTCTGGCGAGAAAAGTCAACAAAAACACGCTTTTTTTAAAGCTTGCCATTTCCAGATGGTTATGGTATAGTATGTGAATATTAATTGAGAAAGGATTATATTATGGCATTTTATTCAAAAGAAACACTTTTTGCAGAGTTTGATGTTGCAAAAAGTAAAGACACAAAAGGCAAGTACGAGAAGTATGACAATCGTATTCAATTTTGTAGAGACCACATTGAGTTAAGAAACAATAAACCTCAATACTATGAGGGTGTTGATATTAACTTTTCTAATTTGTTGTCTGCTTATCTACAAGAAAATCCAGTTGACGCATTTTACAAAGTTGGTTTTGGTAAAACATTTGCCGAAGTCAAAGCTATGTCAGACGCAGAAACTCCAGAAAACAAGAGTGTAAATTAATGGCAATAATCTATACAAATCAATCTAGTGGTTACTCACGCAAGAATAAAAAGAAGATGAATAATCTATCTACTAATCAACTTGCTGAGTATGAAGAAGACCTACGAAAGCACAACAAGTATTACAAATCAAAAGGTTTGCATAGTATGTTGATGACACTAGACGATTATATTAAGTATAGATTCGGTGCATTAAAAGTTAAAACAAAATCTGTACCATTACAGAGTGTTCCTTATACAAGAGAAACATCCGATTATCCTAGTCTATCAAACAGTAGTAACATGGGTAATGGTGGTACAATCGACCACAAAACGCAAATGGAAAGAATTGCAGTATCTAAACAATACTCGATTGTTCCAGCATATAATAAAGGTCCTTACATGGTGGTCAGTAAAGAAGACCTTAAAACAGCAGGGAGAAAAGTATGAAGCTAAAGGAAACTATAGCAATTACAATCGGTGCATTAGCATTTATGTTAATCACAGGCGTTGCAAAAGCAAATCCAATTACAAATTGGTTGACGAATGAGAAAAACAAAATTGTTGAGTATCAAACTAAAAGTTGGGCAGACAGTAAAGTACAACTTGCTCAGACTAAAGAGTCAATTGTAAATCTATTTAATAAAGCTAAAGATAATGTTACACAAGATTAGTGATTTTTGCGATAAGATAGATTCATTAAAGAAGATGTCAGACGACCTTAGGATTACAAAGTATCAATATCCTAAGTCGCCTGATAGAGATTTTAGAGTACAAAATTTAATTGATACTATTCAAGCAGATTGTTTGTTAATTGCAAACGATAAATCAGATTATGGAAAAGAAGCAGATAATAACGGTGATTATGGCGATTATAGTGGTGTCAACCATGACGGCATGCTCGACAATAAAAAAGAATGAAGAAGGCAAATATGAAATCAATCCAATCGGTACTATTATTAGGACTATCATTGGTGTTCCTGACCAATTGCAGTTCGATTAATAGAACACATGTTGGTGCCGTATCAGGTGGTGCAACAGGCGTTGCAGCTTGTGTTGCTTTAGGTCAAACAGACCCTTATGTTACTGGTGCATGTGCCTTGGTTGGTGCATTTAAAGGTGCTGACTTGTTATACAATTCAGATTATGATGTACACAACGCAGTATTTGTAGACCATTTAAACACAGCGCCAAGTTATGGTTCATCATATACAAATTGGTACAACAGTAAAACAGGTAATTCAGGTATTATTAAAATTAGTAAGTCATATATGGAAGGACCTTTCAAGTGTAAAGAATATGACGCAACTGTAGATATTACAAGTAAATGGCCATTGGTTGGTGTTGGAGGCGTAAATAGAGAGGTAATATTTGGTACTGCTTGTCAAATGCCTGACGGACAATGGATAGAAAAACCATGATGGATCCTAGAAAACAGATGAGATTTTATTTGACATGGAGTTTTGTTCTTATTTTGTTCTTATTACTTTCTGGACTTGCCATTGCAGGCGATTTGAGTTATCCTAAAGTCAAGAATATAGAACCACATGAAGTTAATGGACAATATTGTTATATTAAAATTGAAATCGTCACAGATGGCGATACAGTTACAAAAGAAGAGAAATTGGTGTGTGCTGATGGTAGACAAGGCATTGAAACCCCAGGTTATTGGGACTTGTTTGCACAGTTTTATTACAGAGATGTACAAACACCAGAATATTGCCGATATTATAGTCGGAATAAACATGCTTTTAAGTCACCAGGAAAAGTTTGTTTACAATCAAATGGTGAATGGGAGGTGAAATAATGATAAGATATATAATCATTATTGCTCTTGTAATGGTAATACTTTATGATGTATCTAGTGAGGATGCCTGGACATATGTTCAATCCACGCTTGACTTTTTACAAGAGTTAGTATATAATGTGAGAGAAAGTAAATAATATGATGAAAAATAAACTAATGAAACTAGGTGCTCTCGTTACAATAGTAGGTTTAAGTGCCTGCTCTAGTATGAATAGTACCTATAAGATTAAGTCAGAGAATGGTAATGTTGTTGATAAAGTACCATCTTGGTATATGGCTGATATTAATGAGTCAAAAGCTTGTGATACTTCATGGTTAACAAGTGAAGACAATGATAAGCAATGTATCTATGGTGTTGCAACGGCAGTATCGCCTGATTTACAATTGTCAATAGAGAAAGCCAAAATGATGGCGAAATCTGAATTGGCTGATATAATCAAGGGTGAGATGAATAAAGAATCAAAACAATTCATAACTGAACTTGGTAAAACTGAAACAAAAACCGTAGTATCAGAGGTTGAGAGTGCTATTGTAAATACAATTAGTAATACGCCTGTCAGAGGTTATGAAATCTTTGCACAAGATGTTACTCTAACTAAAAATGGATATTATAGAACATGGATAGGTATGAGATTGCCTCTAGGTAAGTTTAATAAGATGTATAATTACACAATTGAACAAGCCGTTGACGCTTACAATCTAAATGGTGAGAGTAAGAAAGCATGGGACAACCTAAAGAAAAACAATGACAATAACAATCTATAGTAAAAACAATTGTGTCTATTGTACCAAGGCCAAAGGTTTACTTAAAAATCTTGGCATTGAGTACGAAGAGAAGTCTTTAGAAAAAGACTTTGATTCAGACCCTAGTAAATTAATTGAAGACATTGGTAAGAATGTGAGAACTATGCCTCAAATTAAAATTGATGGAGAACTGATTGGTGGTTATAATCAATTAGTAGAACATTTTGCTGATAAAGGTAAAGTTAATTTCAAAGGAGAGATAATTGAGTGAAGATAACATTATTCTATTTCCGACAAACAGAATTGCAGACAAAGAAAAAGTCAAACATCCTGTTAATCCAAAGGAACATGAGCGTCTAGTAGAAGAACAGACGAAAGAATTTGTTGAAGGTAATGTTGATGATATCGCATATCAATTACTAGATAAGTTTGTAGCAATGGGTATTAGAACTAATCAACTGGCATTTACGGCTGACTTGGCACTTGTAATAGACGCAATCAGAGGTTTGGTTTACCGTGATTTTAATAAACCACACCCAGCACAAAAACTAACAGACATGATGGTAACTTTAAACACAAAGGGTAAAAACAAATCTGCTAGACTTGATTACTCAAAAGTGATAAATGAAAAACATAAACCACATAAACCATTGTCAAGAGATATAGAGGAAGAAGTTAGAGATTTATCAGATATGGCTGATATACATTTTACACCTGACTTTGAACCAGACAATGACAAATAAGAATTCGCCTGTCAAACTACTGAAGTACGCTTTGCCTGGCAATTGTTGGAGAACATTAAACTCAAACAAAGAAAGGAGTTTAAACACTTATGTTTA